TCACCGCTGGCGTCGGCATCAAGCAGTTCACCGAGAGCACGATCAACTCTGCAGTGAACCTGGGCTACATGGCCCAGAACCTCCAGATGAGCACGCGCGATCTCGCCGCGTGGCAGCGCGCAGCCGAGCGAGCAGGCGGCTCGGCCGAAGGCATCACGGCCGCTCTGTCGGCCTCTCAGAACGACATCTCGAAGCTGAAGTTCGGCCAGGTCACGGAAGGCGTGCAGTGGTTCCTGCGCATGGGTGGCTCCGTCAAGGATCTGAAGGACGGCAACAGCTACCTGCTGGCGCGAGCACGCATCATCTCGAACATGTTCAAGACCGACCCGGGCCGCGCGCGTTTCATCGCGCAGCAGATGGGAATCGGAGACGGTGAGTTCAACTTCCTGAAGCAGGGCGAGGCCGCAGTGCTCGCGCTCGTCGACGCGCAACGCAAGAACTCGGCCGTGACGGAGCAGCAGTCCGAACAGGCGCTGAAGCTTCGCAATGCGTGGCTCGACGTGCGCGATCGCCTGCAGTACGTCGGAACTACTGTGCTCCTCGAGCTGATGCCGGTCTTCGAAAAACTGCTCGGCAAGTTGCAGAACATGGCCGACTGGGTCGCGGACCACAAGGCGGACATCAGCGCATGGGTCGATCGCGCCGTGACGGCGGTGCAGCAGTTCGTCGAATGGGCGGACAAAGGTGCTCAGGCGGTCGGCGGCTGGAAGAACGTCCTGATCGCCTTCGCGGGCCTGAAGCTGCTTTCGATGGCGTCTGGCGTCCTGTCACTGGCCGGCGCGCTGCTGCGTCTCGGTGGCGCATTGGGCGGCGTCAGCACGGCCGGCGCGAGCGCGCTGCCCGTTCTCGGGCGGCTGCTCGGCATTGCCGGCCTCGCGCTGTACAGCCAGGGTCTCAACGACGGTGAGGACAAGACACGCCTCACGCAGCCCGGCGACACATGGGACGGCGATCCGGTCGGCAAGGCACGCGCGGCAGCGAATAGCGGCTCGATCGAGGATCGCCGGCGATACCTGGTCGGCAGGCTGAAGGAGGCCGGCTATACCGATGCGCAGGTGGCCGGCATTGTGGGCAGCCTGCAGCAGGAAAGCAAGCTCGACCCGAACGCGGTGAACAAGACGTCCGGCGCCGCTGGTATCGCGCAGTGGCTTGGTCCGCGCGCACGCGAGTTCGAGAAGCAGTTCGGGCACTCGCTCGCGCAGTCAACTTTCGGCGAGCAGGTCGACTTCATGCTCTGGGAGTTGAAGAACACCGAGGCGGGTGCCGACAAGCGCATTCGCAACGCTTCCACGCCCGAGGATGCAGCGAGACTGCATTCGCAATTCTATGAGCGTCCGGGTGCGGCCGAGGCAAACATCGCGCGGCGCCAGCAATATGCGCGCGAGGTGTTCGCCGGGCTTGGTCAGGCCAACGCCGCTCAGATCGCCCGGCAAACTGCTGCTGCGGCCGCGCCGGCTGCCGGAAACACGACCACGACGAGCACGTCGACGAGCGAAACGAACATCAACGGGCCGATCACCGTGCACACGCAGGCAACGGATGCAGCCGGCATTGCGCGTGACATTGGCGGCGCGCTGCGCCGTTATAGCTTCGTCGTGCCGCAGGCCAATACCGGGTTGAGTTGATATGCCGATGCCGAACCTTCCCGTCCCCGCCTTCCCGAATGTACCGGATCTGCCCGGCGTGCCGCCGCTCATCCGTGCGCCGGGGGAATCGCTCGGTTCGTTCGCAATCTCGCTGATCACGACCGACGCGATCGGACTTCTCGAAGGGCTGCTGGCGCCCGTATGGGGGATCTTCGACGAGTTCGGCGCACCGATGGCGATCGCTGATACCGCATTGAGCATGGAGTACCGCGGTGACTCGCGCATCTCGAAGTATCCGGTCGAGCAGGGCGGTTTCGCTGACTACAACAAGGTCCAGATGCCGTATAACGCGCGCGTTCAGCTTGTATGCGGCGGTTCGGATGCGCGTCGATCGGCGTTCTTGTCGTCGATCGAGGCAGCGAAGCAGTCGACGATGCTGTTCACCGTGATCGCGCCGGACGCCACGTACGAGAACGCGAACGTGGTCGCGTACGACTATAGGCGCACGTCGAAGAACGGCGTCACGATGGTGGTCGCGGAAATCTATCTCGAGGAGGTTCGGCAGACGGTCGTCGCGCAGTTCAACAACACGCAGAACGCCGCGTCGCAGGATCCGGCCAGCCTCGGCCAGGTGCAGGGGCAAATCCCAACCGCGGCGCAATCTGGGCTGTTCGGTCCGGTTTCGGTGGTGACTGGCGTCGGTGGGGTGCAGTGATGCTGATCCTTCCGCTCGCCGCGCGTGCATCGCAGAAATTCAGCGTGCTGCTCGCCGGTCAAAACTGCCAGATTGCCGTCTACCAGAAGACGACCGGTCTCTACCTCGATCTCGCGGTCAACAATGCGCCGATCAAGTCGGGCGTCATCTGCCGAGATCGGGTTCTGCTCATCCGTCACGCATACCTCGGCTTCGTCGGAGACCTGACGTTCTTCGACACGCAAGGCGTCGACGATCCGCAGTATTCCGGCCTCGGCTCGCGCTGGCAGCTCGTCTACCTCGAAGCGGGAGATCTCGTATGAGCTTCACGCGCAAGCGCATTGACCTGACGATCACGCTCGGCGAGGGGGAATTCGGCGAGGATGGCTCGAACACCGTCACGCTCACAGGACTGCGCGTTCAATCGCTCATCACAGTGCCTGGCGGTGACGCGATGGCGGCCGCGCAGATTCGAGCCTATGGGATTCCGCTTTCGATGATCAACCAGCTGACGACGGTCGGGCCGATCAATACTGCGATCCGCGCTCAGAACGCGGTGCAGGTCGCGGCCGGCGACGATGAGAACGGCATGCACGTCGTCTATTCGGGAACGATCGGCGAAGCGTGGGGCGATTTTCAGGGGACGCCCGACGTGCCACTGAACATCATCGGCTATGCCGGCCTGATCCATGCGGTGAAGCCGGTTGGCGCGCTCAGCTACGTGGGAACGGTCGACGTCGCGACGATCATGCAGGAGCTCGCCAATACGATGGGCCTCACGTTCGAGAACAACGGCGTGCAGGTGCAGCTCTCGAATCCGTACTTCCCGGGGACGGCGCTCGCGCAGGTTCGCGCGTGCGCACGCGCCGCGGACATCAACTACCTGATCGACCGTGACACGCTGGCGATCTGGCCGCGTGCCGGTGCGCGCGCGACGACTGGCGAAATTCCGCTGATCTCACCTGAGACCGGCATGCGTGGGTATCCGACTTTCTCGAGCAACGGACTCGGTATCTCGATGGAGTTCAACCCGAACATCAAAAACGGCGGCCAGGTGAAGGTGCAGAGTTCGCTTCCGGTCGCCTGCGGCATCTGGAACGTGTTCGATCTCTCGCACGCGCTGGAAAGCGAAGTGCCCGACGGCGCGTGGTTCACTCAACTCTCGGCGTACCCGCAAAATGGTGGATAACGCATTCGGCTACCGCGGCAGCCAGCGGCCGACATCTGGCACGTCGCCGTTCAACGAGCAATCGTTCCTCGTCTGGCAGATACTGCGCGCGATCTCCGGCGCCCGGCTCGTGCAGGTGAAGTCCGTGACGAACTCGGGCGACGTGTCGCCGGTTGGCTTCGTCGACGTGCTGCCGCTCGTCAACCAGCTCGACGGCTCCGACAACGCGATGCCGCACGGCGTCATCCACAACCTGCCGTACTTCCGGCTACAGGGCGGCGCGAACGCGGTGATCATCGACCCGCAGGTCGGCGACATCGGCGTTGCGATCGTAGAGGACCGCGACATCTCGTCGGTGAAGGCGAACCGCGGCGCGGCGAACCCCGGCTCGAAGCGCATCTTCGACATGGCCGACGGCCTGTACCTCGGCGGATTCCTCAACGGCGCGCCGAGCCAGTACGTGCGCTTCTCATCTGCCGGCGTCGATATCGTTTCACCGACGCAGATCCGCATGGCTGCGCCGTCGATCGTGCTGCAGGCACAGAACACGATCGGCCTCACGGCAGGCAGCCAGATCACGAATTCCGCGCCGGCGGTCGAGATCGACGGCCAGATGACGCAGGGCGAAGGCCCGCTCGGCGGGAACGCG